GTGCCATTATTTTTTGAGATTTCAATAATTTTTTTATTTTGCTCTAGCAATAAATCTTTAAATTCTTGATTTTGTTGAATTATATTTAATATTAATTCAGGAGATATATTATTATTTTCAGTTTCTATTATATTTTCTTCTTTTTCTTCATTTTTAATACATTTTTTCTTGTGATTCCATAAACTAGAATGATGTTTATATTCCTTACCACAATAGCACATAAAAAAATATGAGTTTTTTTCTGTAGTATTTGATAGTATTTTATGTTTTCGAGTTAAATTATGTCTATTGTAATCATTTTTATTACAGCATTTGAAATCACAAACTAAACATTCAAAATATTTAGAGTTTTTTTGAGTAAAAAATGTAGTCATTTGTAGTATATATATACTACATAAAAAAACTCCTAAATACTTTTAAATTTAAATAATAAAAAATTATGCTAACGTTTTGGAAAATAAATAAAAAGTCGTGAGACCTTAATTTTTCATTATGCAGCAAAAACACACTTTTTCCAAAAGTCTTAAGCCACTTTCTAAAAATGGACATTTATAAATGTCCAAAATCGATTCGACCATTGACTTTCCCAGACACTTTTTCTCACTTTTAGAATATATATTGGAAAAGTAACTTAAAGAATCTTAATCCTTTCTTTTTGTTAATTCGCAAATTGTACAATAACAAATTGTCATTGATTTATCTAGGTTAATATCTATAATATCAGTTATAAAATTATGTTCGCATTTTTCATATATTTCATTATCATTATTTTTTTGAATTTGTTTTAATATTTCAAGGTTTTCATTACATTTATTTTTAATTTTTTCATAAAATTCGAGTAAATCTGATGTATTATAATTATAAATACAATTTTCATTAATGCACGAAACTATTTCATTATGTAATTTTAAAGTTTCTTCTAATTGTTGTATTAAATGATTGTTTTTAATTTTAAATTCAATATAAAAAAAAATACTCATTATTAATTATATAATATAATAAAAATCCTCTAAATTATTATATAATACTATTTTAAACATACAACCCATAAAATGATGTAGTATCTTTATCTTTTTTTATTAATTTATCTACAATATCTTTTGTAACTGTAAAAGGAAAATCAACCTTTAATGACATATCTTCCTCAAATAAATTTGAACCTGGCTTCATTAAACGATATAAGTTTAATTTTGTATAAATTATTTCTAAACATCTTTTTAAATTTCTAACACCATCTTCTTTATTACATAAATTTTCTATAATATACTGAATAGCAGAATCCGAAATAATTATTTCTTTTTCATCAAATTTTACTTGTTCTCGGATTCTTGGCAATAAATAATTATTTGATATTACTGTTTTTTGTTTTTGATTATATCCTTTTGTTTGAATTCTGTACATTCTATCTTTTAAAATTGGATTAATTTTGCTTTCATCATTATAACTAAATATAAATAAACATTTACTCAAATCAAAATCAATCTCCGCAAAATATTTATCGTGAAATTGAGTATTTTGTGATGTATCCGTTAAATGTGTTAATATACCAGCAATTTCCTCACCTTTTGGAGTATCACTAATTTTATCAAGTTCGTCAAAATAAATTACTGGATTCATACACTTACTATCAATTATAATTTGAACGATTTTTCCCCAAGTGCTTCCTTCATATGTATACGAATGACCTTCTAAGAAACTACTATCAGTCGCACCACCAAGAGCAATAAACGCAAATGGTCTATTTAGAATTTTGCTAATACCTTCCTTAACAAGCGAAGTATTATGAGTTACTGTAAAATCACTTAATAAATATCTATGATTATTATCAAGTGTAAATCCATAATATTTTCCCCATCCAATCGAATTTATACTAATACCTGTTACTAATTGGTCTTTAATTTGTAATCTTTTTTCTCCAACTTGTTTTCTTATACATTTTGTTGGTATTTCATTAATATTATTTCCAAAAATACATATTCTATAATATGTTCCTTCTATTTTATTATTTTTATATATACAATATTTAGAACATTTTTTTTGATAAGCGGCATATCCTAAAGATCGCGCAATAAATAATATATCATCTGATAAAATTTTATTTTTTTGTATTATATCAAAACATTTGTCTTTATTACTATATGAACCATCTGTATCGATAATACCAGCTAGTAGCTCCAATCTTATTTTTTTATCATTAATTTTATAATCATTAGGTATATGTTTATTATTTAATAAATTATAATCTTTTAATACTTGTAAAAATAAATTTTTATTATTTCGACTATCATTATCATGCATATCATAAGCAATTCTATAAGTATAACCAGAATAATAATTTAAATTTAAATTATGTTTTTTAACTTCAGTTCTAATATAACTAAGAATAACAGCATCTTGATTTGTTATTTCTGGTTTTGATGATGTTCCATCTCCAAGCCAAGCGCCAATTATATAAGGGTCAAATAAAACAGGCTTACTTTTAAAATCAACACTAGTTTTATAACCTTTTAACTTAGATTGAATATATTTGGGTAATTTTAATAATTGTTTTACAGATATTTCAGTTACATTATTTTCTATATTTTTTAAAGAAATTAAAGTTTCAGCATCATTTAATTCTTTATATCTTTTACTTTCAATTTTATATGATTTATTATTAAAATATTCAGCCTTATATGAAAATGTATTATTTGAATTTTTAATTTTTTTAATTTTATTTAATCCAGATTGTTTTAAACATAATATATGTTCTGAATTTACCCCATATTTTTCGCCTTTTTTTGGAATAATTTCATATAATTCATCTTCACCTTGTCCTAGTGACATAACATTTCTTGGTGTAGAATCATCCCCCATAACTAAATCTCCAACTACAATGTCTTGAACCATTTTAATTGAACCATTATACATTAATATTGGAGTATCATAAACCATACATTTACCAGTACCTGGCGGTCCATGAATAGCAATAGCAGTACCAATTGCTTTTGGATTTGTAATTAATTGACCTAGCATTTGCATAATCTGCATTTTTGCGTCATTTAATCCATAAACTGCTTCATCAAGTGTTTTTTGAGCGTTTGCCATAAAATCGTGACACTTATCGACACCATCATCAATACTAATAGGTAATGTTAAATATTTATCAAAAGGCATTTTCATAAAAGTATCAACCCAGTTTTTAATTTTATAAAATTCGCCAGCACCTGGCTCAATATATCTTAATGAATTTATTTTTTTCATAGCCGCAGCCTTTAGAGCTATTGGTATGTTTGATTCCAAAAGTGTCATTCTATAAGGCTTTTCAATTCTAACTAATTTATTAATTTCTTTTAACTCTTTAATGATTTTCTTTTGTTCTTCAATTTCCATTTTTGAAAAGAATGAAAAGTCATTATTTGTATTTTTATCCCTAATAATTTTTTTAAATATTCTAGAATTTTTATCCTTATATTTTTTATCTTTTTTATCCTTTATCTTTTTATTCTTTTGAATTTCTTCTTCACAAATTTCAATACATTTTTGAATTGTTTTATTATTTAATTGTGTTTTTTGTATTTCAGTCAATTTTGAAAGAAATTCATTGTTATTTGTACTAATATCAGATAACTCAACCTTTTTGGAATTAGTACTAGTTTTATTATCTTCATTTTTCTTATTTTTTTTAATTGGTTTTTCTTCTTCTTCTTCTTCTTCTTCTGAAGATACTGACTCATCTTCATCTTCTGTTTCATCCGAATCATCTTCTTCTGAATCATCATCATCTGTTTCCCATTCATCATCATCTTCAATTCCACTTCCAATTGTAAAAATAATATTATATTTATTTTTCACATCTTTTGATGTTACAATTTCATCTTCTTCATCCGAAGAATCTTCTGAACCTAATGATATATCATCATTTTCACTATCAGATTTATTTTTATTTCTTTTATCTTTATTATTATTTTTGTTTTTTTTATTATTTTTAACTATTTTTTCCTCCTCTTCATCAGATGAAGATTCTACTACTTTTTTTTTATTTTGTCTAGTTTTTTTAGGAGGAACATAATCTGAGTCAGAATCCTCATCTTCCTCTTCTTCTTCTTCTATACATTTCTTTAATTTTTCTCCAGCCTTAATTTTTTTATTTAAATATTTTGATGGAAACATTGTTGATAACAACTTACGATATTCAGTTGTGTCCATTTCTTCAGATTCACTATCACTTGAATAATTATCATCACTATTATCAGATTGTTCATTACTTTTTCTTCTTTTTGATAATTCATCCATTTTTTTAGAACGCTTATTTTGTTCTTTTCTTGTAATTTTACTTTTAGTATCACTTGACATTATATATATTATACATTTAATCTTTAAACTTAAATTAATATCAATTTTATTATAATATATTAATGAGTTTAGGTATTTAACAAATAAATAAAATATAAATAAAATTGAATTAAAAATAATTGAATTAAAAATAAAATTGAATTAAAAAACAATCTAAATCTATATATTATATTATATAAAGAGATGTCACAAACTAGAAGTTCTAATATGTCAAATAGTTCTAAAATTATCGGTATACAATTTAGTATTTTATCGCCTGAAGAAATTAGAAAAAGTTCAGTCGCTGAAATAACAAGTAGAGATACTTATTTAAATAATAAGCCAATTATTGGGGGGTTGTTTGACCCAAGAATGGGTGTTTTAGAACCTGGTTTAATCTGTCCTACTGATGGATTAAATTATATGCAAACACCTGGTTATCACGGCCATATTAATTTAGCAAGACCTGTGTATTATATTCAGTTTTTAAAAGATATTCAGAAATTTTTAAAATGTGTTTGTTTTAAATGTAGCAAACTATTAATAAGTAAAGAAAAATATAGTCAAGCACTTAAACTTGTTGGAGAACATCGTTGGAAATATGTATCAACTCTAGCAAGCACTATTAAACGATGTGGCGAAGACACCGATAATGGTTGCGGATGTTTACAACCCAATAAAATTAGAAAAGAAGGTCTATCTACTATTTTCGCTGAATGGAAAAATGATAATCAAGCAGAAGGCGAAGACCCAACAATCGTTATTAAACTTACACCTGAAATGGTACTAAAAATATTTAAAAGAATATCAGATGAAGATGTATCATTTATGGGCTTTAGTCCAATTTGGTCTCGTCCTGATTGGATGATTTGTCAAGTGATGTCAGTTCCTCCACCATCAGTTAGACCATCTGTTAAGCATGACGCTCAGCAACGTTCTGAAGATGATTTAACACATATTCTAGTAAATATAATTAAAACTAATAAAACTCTTCAAGAAAAAATTCAAAATAATGCTCCCGCAAATGTTATTGATGATTGGACTACGGTTTTACAGTATTATGTTGCTACCCAAGTTGATAACAAAATTCCTGGTGTAGCATCTGTAGCTCAGCGTTCTGGAAGACCTTTGAAATCAATCAAAGACCGATTAAATGGAAAAGGCGGGCGAATGAGAGGCAATTTAATGGCTAAGCGTGTTGATTTTAGTGCGCGTTCAGTTATTACAGCTGACCCTAATATTTCTATAAAAGAGCTTGGTATTCCTATGAAAATTGCCAAGAATATTACAAAACCTGTAACAGTTAATAAACTTAATAAATTATTCTTAATGAAATTAGTACAAAATGGTCCTGAAATTTATCCTGGGGCTAAAATGTTAGAAAAGAAAAATGGTGAAGTTATTACTTTACGATATGTTGATAAAAAATCACTCGTTCTTGAAGAAGGTGATATCGTACATCGTCATATGATGGATGGGGATGCTGTGTTGTTTAATAGACAACCTACACTTCACAGAATGTCAATGATGTGTCATATTGCCAGAATTATGCAGCGAGGTGACACCTTTAGAATGAATGTTGCAGACACAAAACCGTACAATGCCGATTTTGATGGGGATAGACATATGTAAAAAAACATTTTGTCCCCAACAGGGAGCGTTAAAAACGTGTAACTCCCTAGTTAATTGATTCTTAATAAAAAAGCACTTAAAAATAAAATATATATTATTATAATGGAACTATCAAAACATTTAGAACTATCAAATACAATTTTAGATGAACCAACAAAAAGATATTGCGAAATATATAAAATAGTAAATCTTTCAAATGGTAAGATATATGTAGGACAAGCAGTGTCGCATATATTGAACCATAAAAGATATAGACCTTATGGACACGAAGGAAGATTTAGATGTCACATATCAGAAGCATTTTCAACAAAAAAAAATCAATCACATTATTTAAATAATGCCATTAGAAAATATGGTGTTCACGATTTTGTGGTTGAATTAATTGAGTTTTGTGAAATTATTAATGCTAATGAACGTGAGATACACTACATTAAGGAATTAAATAGTTTATTTCCTAATGGATACAACCTTAAAAATGGTGGAAGTGTATTTACTCATAGTGATGAAAGCAAGAAACGCGTGTCTAATGGTGTAACAAACTATTATAAAGATAAAAAATTTGAGCGGTTTAAAAATATCAAACATATAGATGATGATATTGAAAAATATATTAAACCGTTAAAAAGAAATAATTCGCAATATGGTTGGTACGTTTATATTGATAGAATAAAAGCAGATTTTGGAGGAGTTCACATTTTATTAGATGAAAGTAAAACAAGTGCGATAGAATTTATAAATAATTTAAAGAATCAATTAGCAAAACACCTTGATGCGGGGAGTCCCTTAGAGCCTATCTAGTTTAATAAATTAGAGAACCACTACTAAGTTTGTGTAGGAAACTTCACAAATGGCCGAGATATAGAACTCGGGTATAGTAATAATGTGGAGGATTGGGTAATCCGCAGTGTTACTTCCTAAAGTCGTTTGGTAGACTATGGAAGGCATTCAGAGACTGAACGGGTGTTGGTAGGTGATGAAGGATTAGCCATCCTGAGCTTGCTTAAGATACAGTCCGGCCCTTTGGGAAACCTTAGGGAAATTCACGGAAATGAATTTACATATGCCTCAGGATCCGGAGTCTGAGGCGGAATTAAGAAACTTAGCAGCTGTGCCGTACCAAATAATAAGCCCAGCAAATAATAAATCGATTATTGGTATTTATCAAGATTCAATGCTTGGATGTTACCAGTTTACAAGAGAAAAAGAATATACTAGAGGTTCAATAAATGTAAAAGAAGGCATTCGATTTGATCCGAGAGATGCGATGAATTTATTAATGATGTTTGATGGAGTAAATGAATATAAATTATTAGAAAATGCTGAAAAAGAAGGTGGAATAACAAATTTTGATATTATGAGTCAAATTATGCCGCCATTATCATTGAAATATAAAACAAAATCATTTAAAGATGATAAAGATGAATTTAATACATCAAATAAAGTATTAGAAATAAAAAATGGTGAATATATTCGTGGTCAAATGGATAAAGGTGTATTAGCTGATGGAACAAAAGGTCTTTTACATAGAACGTGTAATGACTTTGGAAATATGGTATCAGCAAAATTTATTGATGACTTACAAAATATTATTACTGAATATATGAAATCAAGCAGCTTTAGTGTTGGCATTAGTGATTTAATTTCAGATGAAAAAACTAAAAGTGAAATTATTGAAGTTATTACCAGAAAAAAATCAGATGTAAAAAATTTGATAGACCAAGTTCAAATAGGAATATTTGAAAATAATACTGGAAAAACAAATGAAGCAGAATTTGAAACTCAAGTTAATAATATTCTCAATAAAGCAACAGATGAGTCAGGTAAAATTGGTCGAGAAAAATTAAGTAAAACAAATGGATTTGTTACTATGGTTAACTCTGGTTCAAAAGGTTCTGACTTAAATATATCATTTATGATTTCTTGTCTAGGTCAACAAAATGTTGATGGAAAACGTATTCCATATGGTTTTGAACACAGAACATTACCTCATTTTACTAAATATGATGATTCTCCAAGTGCTCGTGGATTTGTTGAAAGTTCATATATTAATGGATTGACACCTCAGGAATTATTCTTCCACGCGATGGGTGGTCGTGTGGGTTTAATTGATACTGCTGTAAAAAGTGTGACGTGGGAAACTCCAATTATTATTATTGAAAATCAACAAGCAAAATATACTGAAATTGGAAAATGGATTGATACTCAATTAGATGATGAACGAAACACTTCAGATATCCAACATTTCACTGAAAGACAAATGGAATTATTAAATATTAAAAATGGAAATGTATATATTCCAACAACAGATGAAAATGGTGAGGTTACTTGGGGAGAAGTAACTGCTATTACAAGACATGATCCAGGAACTCAACTTTATGAGATTAAAACCTGTGGAGGTAGAAGTGTTATTGTTACAGAGAGCAAATCATTATTAATTTGGAATCCAGAAACCAAAAAATTAAAAGAAATGCTTACTCCAGATATTAAAATAGGAGATTGTGTTCCTGTTACAGAAAAATTATGTCAACCACCAATTATTTTAGATAATATTGACATGACTAATTATTTATCAAAAAATGAATATGTTTACGGAACCGATTTTAATAAAGCTACACAAATGATGGAAACTTCGATGAATAACCGAAATAAAATATCATCAGGGTGGTGGAATGAAAACAATGGAAATAATTTTACACTTCCCTATTCTAAAAAAGCATCTCTTCAAAGAACAAATATTCGTTCTAATTTATTAAATATTAAGGATGGATTTATTTATCCTTATCACGGAAATCGTAAAGATACCTTAATTCCAGATAAATTTTTATTAAATGAAGAAAACGGGATTTTTATTGGATTATTCTTATCTGAAGGTAATGCGGGTAAGAAAACAATAAGTATTACTAATTTAAATGAAAATATAAAATCATTTGTTAAAAATTGGTTTGATAAACACTCTATTGAATGGAGTGAAAAATCAAAAATAAATAATATCGGAGGAAGAACAACAAGCATTATAGGAAATTCTTCAGTGTTATCAAAATTTCTAACAAATCTTGTTGGAAGTGGTGCGGAAAATAAATATGTTCTAACTGAAGCTTTTATTGCTCCGGAAAAATTTATAATTGGATTATTAAATGGTTATTTCTCTGGAGATGGTTCTGTTGGTAAAAATTCAGTTGAGGTGGGTTCTGCTTCAAAAAGATTGATTGAAGGAATCACAATGTTATGTTCACGTCTAGGAATTTTTGGAAAAATGTTTAAAACACAATTAAAATCAAATAATTTAGGCACTAAAAATATTAAACCAACTTATAGATTATCTATTCGTTCTCAATGGGGTAAAATATTTTCAGAAAAGATTGTATTATTAGAAGAAACTAAAAATATCAAATTAAAAAATATTGTGTGGAATAATAAGCATCGTAATTTTGAAACATATAATGATGTGGTATTAGATAAAATTACTGAAATTAATATTATTGGTGTTGAAAATCATCCAAAGGTTTATGATTTAACAATTCCATCAACTCTTAATTTTGGATTAGCAAATGGTCTTCAAGTTCGTGATACATCTACTACAGGATATATCCAAAGAAAATTAATTAAAGGATTAGAAGACCTTATGGTTAATTATGATATGACAGTTCGTACAAATAAGGGTAAAATAGTTCAATTTTCATATGGAGATGATAATATTGATACAACCAAAGTTGAAACCCAAAATTTACCAATTGTCAATATGAGCGTCCAAGATATCTTTGCGCATTACAATATTCCAGAAGAATCAGGAAAAAATAAAACACTATCACATATATTTCTTAAAAATACAATGTCAAGATATAAAAAACAATTGCCAGAAATGTCAGAATACTGTATCAAATATACTGATATGATGATTGTAATGAGAGATACTATTATTAAAAATGTATTTGGTAACAAAGGAGATAGTGGTGTAAATTGTCCGGTTGCGTTTTCATATGTTATTGGAAATATTCAAGGACAAACTAATATTACAAGTTCATCATTAGTTGATATTACTCCAGTTGAAGCATTTGAATTAATTGAAAAAACATATGAAAATTTATTAAAAATTCATTATGCTCCACCAACAGCATTATTTAAAACATTATATTATTATTATTTATCACCAAAAGACTTATTAATTATTAAAAGGTTCAATAAAAATTCGTTAATAGTATTACTAGATACAATTACTCTTGACTATAAAAGGTCAATTGTTGCGCCTGGTGAAATGGTCGGAATGAT